CCTCTGAGGCATGATGCCCCCGACGAACGTCTTTATCTCCAACATCAATCCACTCCTTTTGTGCTTTGGGCTTAATCGGGATACGTTCCCGTGTTACAGCCGCCATTGGGTCAAGCCCTGCCTCGCCATATGCCCCGATAAGCTTCGTTGACTCAGCGGCCTTTTGTGTCTCATTAAGCACTATTGTACTTGTGCGCCCCCTAAACTTCCGGTTGAGGATAACGGCGGCGGCAACAGCAACTTCACGTTGTGAGGGCTGAAAATTATCTGCGTCTGATAATGCCTGCCGTGCTTGTATCATTGCCGTGTCCATATTGTTCTGTGTCGTGTCGATGATCTCTTTTGTAACCGTTTGCGCGCTGTTCAAGCTCCATGCCATTAAAGCAGCGATTAGCTCGTCATCCTCTGCCGCTTTTGTATCGTCTTTAACGATGCCAGTAAAAGCACGCTGCGTCCGGCGGTACTGTTTTTCAAGCGCCGCGCTCCAATCCGCTGCATACTTCTGCGCCCGAACCTGATTACCAGTAGAAATGCCAACGCGATACTGCCGAGTGATAAAATTGAAAAGGCTGCGCACTTCACGTTGAAATATCTCCTCAAGTTTGAGCTTTAGTGCTAATTGGTCGTTTAGGTTCATTCACCTGTTGCCCCATCATCGTTAATATCCGTGCCAAGCGGAACCTGTGTGGCGTTAATGTAAATCACATCGCCATTCTCAACGTCATCACGGTTCGGTATTGACTCCCTGAGTTCGTTGATTGTCTCAATGCCGATTTTTGCCCGCTGTTCGAGTTCATCAAGCCGCCTTGCCTTCAATGCCTTGATTGAATCAGGGTTGTATGTAATGCGTGCTTCATTCAACTTGATACCGAAACGGGGCAGCAGAAAGCGTGATAAACCTGAAAGCAAAGTATCCGTTGCGGGCAACACTGCGAAATCGTACAGCATTTCCACGCCTGTTCCCATGTTGTCAAACGTGGTGCTGTCGGTGGTGACAAGCGGCAGCGGTATTCTGAATCTGAAATATATCGCCTTGTCTGATGTTCCTTGAAGCAAGCCCCAATCCATATCTTTGGGCGTTTTCCCCATTTCAGTGACAGATTGAACTTCGCCGCCTTCAACCGCCATGATCTTGCCGGTTTTATGCTCTCCTGCCACTTGCTCGTTCAACGCCTGCATGCGCAGTCTCATTTCGGTGTCATCAACGCCGGTGTCCTTAAAGATGATCAGCATGGACGGCCTGCCGCCGTTGCTCAACAGTTCAACGTTGCTTATCTTGCCTTTTAGCTGTTGGCTTGTTTCAAGTGCTGCGGCCTGGAGAGGGCTATCCGGCATAGCATCGGTTGACAGAGAAGAGAACCCTGATATACGGTAAAGTTCTTTCAATCCGGTTTGGTCGAAATAGCGTGAAATTCGATCCTTAGTTAATTCCTGCTTGTATACGCCTTGAGCGACACCTGTGCCGATCCTGAACGTATCCACATACTCATCGCCGCCGGTCGTGTAGGATAGGAATGTAGGGCGCACGGGAAAGACTTCTTGCGGGGGTAGCGTGTTCACGCCCAGCGCATACATAGGACAATCTTTGGTCAACAGGTAGTGGCGTGCAATTCTTGCCGCAAAGCCTGAGTAATCCATGTGTGAATTGGGCTGTCTCAGCAGGTCAAGCACGGGATGCTTGTCAATCACTGTGCCGTCCTTCATTTTCAGCACTGGCACAATCTGCGCAAAGGCATCGGCAATCATGTCAACTGAAGATGCAACGCTTGAGTTCTGCCGGTAGATGGTAAATGCTTTTTGTGGCGTGATTATCTCGCCGGTCAGGGAACAGGAAAGGAACTCGTTTGTCAAACTGTCAATGAAAATGCTGCGGGTAGCCCCTTGCGAGGATTTTATGTTCTTCTGCCAAGGCCATCTAAACATAAGCTAATCCGGGAAAGTTAATCGTTACTTCCCTTAATAGCCACATTTTGACAACTTGTCAAGGACTTTTTGTCAATTTTGTCAGATTGTCGAAAATAATTGCCAGAATGGCAGGAGGTGGGTATAAAAAAACCCCGTGGATTTCGCTTGCATACTCAGCAGAGGCGCACAGGGTGTGCTTAATAATTGGATGCGCGGGGGGTCAGAACCAACTTTATGGTGGCTAGCAAACCAAGGCTATGATTCTTTGTGACCCCCGTTGCACTTCCTTATATAGCACATTAAAAACGAATGTCAAATAAAAAAGCCCCGGTTAGGGGGCTTGGTGGGGCGGGGTGTGGACGTGAGTCGTTACATGGTACATAATTCTAGCACACTAAAAAGAGATGATACCAAATAAGCTTCATCTTCGCTTAACCCAATTTCTTTATAGCGTGCAATACACTCTGCACCAAGTGCTTTTTGAAGGGCACTTTTTTCCTCTTGCGATAACCTCAACTCATAATACGGTTTGTTCAAAACTTTAAGCTCTGCCATAATCATCCCCCATCGTGGTTAGTGTTTAAAATGTGTGGCTGGCAGGATTCGAACCTGCTACATAGCACCGGTGCTTATCTCCTCCCCGTTGGAGTCAACCACACGCATCCTGTATAGCATATTTTCACGGGTTGTCAAATTAAATCAAGGCATGGCATGGCATAAAACTCAGGCTTCCCCGCAATAGGAACTGTTAGAATATTTAGGTTGTCAGGATTAAACACAATCCAATCACGGTTATATTCTGGAACAGTAAAATTGGTTGTTGTGATTATAGCAGGGTTCAACGCCCTGACAAGCCCGACAAACACGCTGTTTACCTTGAAATAGAATCCCATGGCTTCCCCTTAATAGATTATCGTTTCTTCATCACGCACGCCGTCATAGTGCCAATACTTCGGAATTACAATAGGCTTGCACTTTATCACACGACCCGCAATTATAATGGTAACTTCAGCGCCCTGCTCTATCTGCTTGCGTGCGTCTATCTTGAAACTAAATCCGATCATGGTTGATCCTTGCCTGTTCCACCACAGCTTTCACATTCTGCCATTTGCGTGAAATCTTCTTCTTCTAATAGTGCGTATTGTCCTGTACCGTTGCATTCGCTACATTTCACAAGCGATGCCGGTATCATCAGCCCTGGACTTGCGCCGCACTCAATCATGGGTGGCTCCTGTCAATCACGCTGAATTTCAATATCAAATTTATGTGTAATGTCTTTCATGGTTTTGGCGTTCAAGATACGATAGCTTCTGTCAAACGCTACAGAGAATTGAACATATCTATCACGCCTACCACGCACGCTAGTTTTTCGGTTTACGGTTGATCTTTGCCCGTCTATCGTAACTATCCACGCCATACCCCACCCCCTTAAAAAACTTTGAATGGCCTTGATCTGCGAACGCCCTCAAGGGCATATCGTAACGCATCTATGAAATGATTGTCCTTATCTTCAAGCTCTGGTATCACGTCACCTGTTAAGCGGTCTGTCTTGTATGAGTACCGACCAAGCTCATATGCAACATGCTTGCACCTCTCATGACAAACTATATCATATCCCTGCAAGAATTTCACGCCCTCAATGACAGAATCCTTGCCCTTCTTAGCGCCTTCCATTCTGAAGCCCTGCCGCTTCATATAGCTTATCGTTTCCGGCCTTGCCGAATCAGCCGTTATTTTCCATTTGCGGGAATCATCCACGGTATCGAACAAAGAAGGGGTATCATCTATCTCAACATGAATGCCGTATGCTTCCTGGTCGATAAATAGCCGCCTGCCGTCTATAAAACACCGTACAAGCGTAGTTGGGTCAGTAGAGAACCCCCAATCGGCTCCGTAGTAGAACTGCGCTCCTGGAGGCGTTTCAAAGCACTGAACGGTATATTTTCCCTTGAACACCATTGCATCTGAAAGCTGTTGTGGTTCGCCTTCCCAGATATGCAGGTATTTTTCATAATCATGCGCCTTATCGTATTCCATTTCAATTCGTAGCACATCAGGGAAGAACGGGTTTTGCGGATAGTTGATTTTGCGGAAGTCTGCGTTTCCACGTTCTGCCAGTTTATGAACCGGCTCATCAACCAACTTGCGGTTATATGAGAACCAAAGCTCTGAGCCTTCTTTGCGGATTGTTGGAATGAGAATGTTTAGGCTATTTTGGCTTGTCGTGTGTGCTTCTTCAATCCATGCTATATCCACACCCTCAAGTGATTTAATGCCGTCTGGATCATGTCGCAACCCCATGAAAATAAATTGAGTACCGTTCGCGCCGGTTATTTCATTGTTGGTTGATTTATAAAAATTGTTTATTTGCCTTCTTTGAATTGTGGCATCAAGCAATGCCTTGACTGAATCCTTAATTGATTTCTGGTATTCTCTACCACATAGGATTTTAAGCGGTGCAATTTTGCCAAGCTCGAGCAGCATATCCGCATAAGTCCAAGACTTTGCAGACCCACGCCCGCCATATGCGCCCTTAAAGCGCATTGGACGGTTAAGATACATAAACGCTTTTGGCAGCTCAATCTTCGCCATCTTCGCCTATCCACTTTATACCAGTTGGCGACATACTGCCATCTGTTGACTTTAAATCAATAACCTTTTTATCATGCCCCGTAATTCGTGCCTTGCCGTCAATTGCCTTTATAGCGGCTTCAGGGCGCTCTATTTTCAAGGCCAATTGCTTTGCTTCTTCATACTCGGCAGCAAGGGAATCAACTGTTATTTCATGCCTTTTAAGGGTTGCTGCCTGTAGCTCTTCGACCCTTGCCCTTATGTTGCCCTTTGCAAATAGCTTGCATGCTTTTTCCCGCGTTGTCTTTTCGGTCATGTTGCCGGTTGAATACGCAGACCTATATGCTTCACTTTGATTGCCAGTTTCAACAAAGACCTTGCAAGCATTTTCCATCTTTTGCGTTAGTGCTTTTTTATTAGCCATTATACTCACCTCATTTCTTTATACAATCCCAGATCGTTACAGCGCATTTGACCACAAGAACAGCGCAGAGTATATTAACTGCGAAATTCAAATTGTTTATTGCTTCCCGTAGTTCAGCCATTATCTTTCCCCGCTGGTTGTCGTGTGGTTATTGCCTATTGTTTTTTAACGCCAATATCACAAAAGATGCGGCAACAAAGCTATTGCCGCTAGAAAGGTTAGCGTCTGCTTCTAAAATAAAATATACAATAAAGTGCGCTACTGCAAAACAAACACATATCAGCCATGCTACAAAATTACTCATCACATCACCCTTCCATAAACTCCATAGAGATTTTCATTTCACCTGCCACCACACCGGACATTTCAGCAAGCAACGACAACGCCCGCACATGGTTCCTATTCCCATGCGCTTCATTTGCCATGCTGATTAGGGCATTCCACTTGCTTTTCAGGTGTTCCGCTTCTGCCAGTAGTTCCTTCTTGCGTGCTTCGTTCATAACCACCCCCTCAGCCAAGTACTTCTATGGTTAGCTTTGTGCGCTTGCCTATAAGGCTTCTCCACTTGCCGGACATTGCATCATCTTCCGTTCCATATGGCGAGGCTCCTATTGTTCCCTCGGGCTGCCACAAACACTCAACCTCGTACACTTCCGGCTGCTCGACTTCCCAATCATCGGCAAAGATTTCTTCACCGTAAAGAGACGTATTTGCCATGGCATCAGTGACTCCAAATCTCCACCAATCACAACCTTCTTCACTGGTTCTCCGATACTTCCGACCCGTCTTATGTGCTTCTTGTAATGTCATAACTCCCCCTTTTCTGTTTGGTTTTTTTTATCCTGCCGGTTACATAATCTTTCAGCACCGATATTGTTTCAGTGAACCCTCGGCACACTACAGCGTGATAGCCTTCTGCGTTTAGGTATTCAATCTCTTCTTTTTGTTCTGGTGATACCGATCCGGTTGCGGTTTTCAGTTCAATCCACAACCCACAATAACCACCCCTAACACAAGGCAGTATTAAGTCGGTAACGCCTTTTCGGTTGCCAGCCTTCTTTGCCTTTACCGCCTGCCCTATTGTAAGTTTTATACCGTTAAGGGTTGAGAACAGTTTTTTCAATCCCTGACAGTTTCTATGCCTTGATTCAAGTTCAGCCCACTCAATAACCATGCACTGTATTTCGTATTCTTCTGATTTCATTGTGTTGCATCCTTGGTTTTATAATTGATCTTCATGTTTGCTTGCGATAATTCTCAATTCCTCTGCCTTTTCATAAAAAGAATCTATGTTGTGGGCAGCAGCAAAACCATGATTTTCGCGTTCTGTGTTTTCAATCTTCATTCCTTCAATCTCTGCCTGTACCGATAATGCCAATGCTAGCCTTTTTGCGTTCATTCCAACACCCTCCAATTATAAAACGGTTTCCCGCACTTGACAACTTCATTTGGCGTGTGCCGCCCCTCATCAGTATCAAATGACAAGACGCAGGGATTGCCGCCGCATTCATTGCAGAAGAAAATGGTTGATACGCTGTCATCGTGCTTTATTTCCCCTGTTCCTGTCTGTGGCATGGTTAGTCCTCCTTTGGGCTGACATTAAAAGCGGTGCATACCGTGTGGCAAATCCCATGTGTCAAAGTCTGTCCTAAAGCGTTGTTTGAGTTCTTGCACAACACCATTTAGCTCTTTCATGTTGTCACACTTAAATGGTATTTCTCTTATTTGCCCGCCTCCAACCCTTGAATAAACAAGAATCATGTGTGGTGACTTAAAATGCACGTCAACGCCAATACTGACAATGTCTCTTATCGCTGCTTCATTTGAGTTATTTTTTCTTTCATTGTGTTCAACGCCAAGCCACGTCCTTAATTTTTTTCTTATCCAAGTTTTCATACCCACCCCCTATAAAGTTGATTCCCGGCATAGTTGCCGCTCACGTTTGCGCTCTTGCTATTTGGTATATTTTCCCTCAACCACCTTATTGAAATTCTCAGGCTTTATAAGCCATCCGAGGTCTGCTTTGAACGATCTTCCGTTAGTGCCGTTTGTTTTGCCCATTAAGAAATCTGATTCTTTTACAAATCCAAAGAAATCAGCCCACCATTGAACGGTTTGCCTGCGCTCTGATTCAGCCCACCTTGATTTCAGGTGTGACGCCCTGGCCCCGGTCCAGTTGTATTGCTCTTTTCCACCGACCACCTTTGTGCTGATGCTGGCAAGCTCTGGCAATTTTTCGTGGTACAGGTTGATAATATCCGTATGTGGGCATGGTTTTTTATTTTGCTTTAAAGGAATAGTGGATTCGTCAACTGCTTGCTGTTGACATATTGGTTCTTTATTATCTACTTTACTTTCCTTTACTTTACTTTGAGGATTAATGTCAACATAAACCCCGCTCAATGGTTCATTCTGTTCACATAAACTCAATAAAGTGGAATTACTGACTAAATTTATATCCCTTCTGCTGTAAACATCGCCCATGTTCTCAATAAAATTATCCGACCTTATAACCTTAAATTTCCATAAATCTACATTTATTGCCCCAATCCTTGACAGCAAATTAAGTATTTCAGTAACAGTATCACCACTCAGCTTGGTTTTTGCTAACATAAACTCCCACGTCATTGCATCGTTTGCATCTATAAAATGATGTGGTGCTGCGCCAAAAAGTTCTAACAGCTTAAACCAAAAAGCATATCCATCATTGCCATATTTACTTTCAAGCATAAACATGGTTTTGCCGTGATTGACAAAATGTGGGAAATAATCAACAACCGCTTTTTTTGGCCTAGCCATTGTCGCCACCACCAGACGAATCGTCATATTCTTGAAGCTCTGCTAAAAGCATAAGAATAAAAGCCATTATAGTTTTCATAATTTCACCATAAAAAAAGCCAAAAAGAAAACCGCTGTGTGGATCATAACAGGACAAGCCTTGTTAGCACAGCGGTTCTCAAATTGGCAATTGTTAGTCATTACTTATCCCTGTGCTATGATCCAAGTACAGTATAGAACAAAGCATTTCATTTTGTCAAGTAAATTATTAAGACTGAAATGAATTGCGTTCGGGTTTGCTTTCATATGGGAACGATTCCCCGGTATATTTGAAAGTTGTTTTGTCAATATCAACCGTGAGCATATCGCCGGTCTTGCCCCTGCGGTTCTTGAGTATCTTGAAAATAATACCGGCTGTTTCGTCTTCACATGATTTAAAAGCGCCAATAATGTAATCCGCTGCTTCCTCAATTGCGCCACTTCCGCGCCCCTGGTGCAGGTAAATCTCTTGCGTTCCGTCTGCCTGCGTGCGGTTTGTCTGCGCTAATACGACAACCGGCATATGGATCTCTTTTGCAAGGTGCTTCAGCTCACGGGCAATCTTGCTGATTTTCTCATATTCCTTATCATTTCCGTCAGATTCAATCAACCCCATGTAGTCAATGCCAATCGCGCCAACTTGCGGGCCGGACCATTTTTTATTAATCAACCTTATGTAGTCTGCAATTTCATCAAGTGAAACACGACCGTCAACAACAGCAAAGTTTTTGAATACCTCTGCATATTTTGTCATTGTCTCAGGTGATCGGGAGCCGTTTTTAAAGTGATCTTCAACGGTTGTGCATGTCCAGCCCTGCATTGCCTGCAAATTACGCTCTACAAGTGACGCTACGGGCATTTCAAGTGAAAACATGGCGGCAACCTTACCGCTATTCTTACTGTAATTATAAAGACAATATTGTAGGAACGATGTTTTGAAGCAACCGGCGCGGCCTAAAAAGGTTAATACCTGCCCAGGGGCAACACCATGAATAATTTCATCAATTCTTTTGATGCCTGTTTTAAGCACGTTCTGCTCAATGGCTGCAACGTGTTCAAAATAAGCGTCTGCTTGCTCAAATGGGTTGTATATTTTTGCTGACATTTCTATTGTGTCGGCATCTTCAAGTTTTAAGGCTTTTAAAATATCTTGTATGTCAGCGCCGTCATCAGCCATCTTATTTGCTTCTACAATTTTTGACTTTAGCTGACTGAGCAGAAAACCATTTTTCAATTCTGCAATGTGTTTTTCAATGGTGTTTACTGAAAAATTACCGCCCATCATGTCCGCAAGGTTTGCACCGTTGACCCTGTCATCCTGCGCGACATTGAAATAATCCACCGGCTTCATCTTAGTGTGTAATTCACTGATTACCCGGAATATGTCTTGAGCATCACGACTTTTAAAATATGCAACTGGAATGCGCTGAATTAAATGTTGATGTTTGCCATCAAGAAAAGCTGTTATTACTGCACTTTCATTTCCGTTCATAGGAATACCCCAAAAAAAACAAGCCCCTCAGAACCGTAGCGACCACAAATAGGAACGACCCTAGGAGTGTACGGATAAATCGGGGCTGCTTGTGTGTGAGTTGTCATAATCATTCCTAAAATTGTGATCGCACTTAGAAGCTTAGTATAAAAGCAAGGCTTTGTCAAGCTAATTCTGCGGGTTTCTAAACGTCCTCGCATAAACCGAGAGCATCATGGCAAATTTTAACTACAGTTATAGTGTCCATTCCGCTTTTATTACCACGAATTACG